TAAGCATGGCTTGTTCTATGCCCTCTTTTACTGAGTCCATAAGATCTAGATCGATCTCGCCACGGATGAAAGTCAAGTCCTCTAGCATCTCTTTCGAGACCTTAACATAGCACGCGATTTTTTTCACTTCTTCGCTGATTTCTTTCCATGCTGGTTCGCCCTCTAACTTGGCCTGTGCTTCTTTCCTAAAACCATTGGCTTCATCTCCGTCGATTTGCTTGTACGCACTTATATCCTGTGTCACATAAGTCACGAACTTCCCAGACGTTTGGGCCGTGCTCACGTTCTCCAAGATCCCGTACCTCTTGCGAGTTACTCGGTCTACCTGATTGTCGAAATCTGTCAGCGCATAGGTCCCGGAATAATCGGGTGTTATGGTTGTGTCTTTCAATTCTAAATTGATTTTTCCACCATTTGCAACGGCCGATTTTATCGCGTCAAGATTGTCGCTATAAGTCTTAAACATTTTACCGCTTAAAGTTTTCGGCTCGTTAGATTTTGGCGCTACCGCTTTTTCGGCCATGGCCTCTAGACGTCCTTCAAATTTGGCTATCGTTTTTTCGATCGTGTTGGTTTTTTCCTCGATCGACTTCAATCCGTCGACCTCATTTTTTAACGCTTGAACGTCCTCAGTAGTCGGCACGTTCTGCATTTTTTCTGCGAAACTTGCGTCGAGTTTTTCGATCACTTGTTCCGGTGTTAGATTTGTGTCTTTTTCCACGTTTTCTAAATTTTAAAAATTATTAATTTATTTATTTTCTGCTTCTAGTCTATCTAAGGTTCTCCGGCAATAATCCAGCATAGACTTCCCACCCCATAACAGGTATGAGATCGTTCCGCAAGCGGTCGGATCTTGTGGGTCGTAATATGTCTCCGCACGGCTTAAAAACGAATAGGATCGCTTTAAAACGTCAAGGCTCAAAGGTTCGCCGTTTGCTATTTGGGTTCCGCGTTTTTTACCGACCGCCGTGGCGCATCGATTGTTTTGTTCCGCATTTAATTCGATCCCTCGTTTGGCGTTCTTTTTTGCCTGTTCTGGATAGTCTGAAAATATTGCTTTTTGCTCCATTGTTTTGACCACGAAACTCCAGTCGAATGACGTCGGCGCGTCGGCTGACTTGACCGCTGGGGATTGACTCACTGGAGCCGGATCCTTTGAAGCAAGTAGCACCAGTTGGGCGCTTAGGTATTTCACTTTCATCTCGATATTGTGTAGACGGTCATCGGTTCCCTTTCCGTTCGAAAGTGCCCTGATGCACGCGCCTAATTCTTTTTCAATTCCTTGGATCGCATCGGTCCGATCCTGACCTTTTACCTCGACGACATTCGTGAACGGGTTGGATCCAAAGGTCACGGCTGAGCCTTCCCAAAGGATCAGTTCCCTGATCTCATTATACCCGTCGCCTTTCATTGTTTCGTCAGCCACGAACCCCATCTTGTCCGCGATATATTGGAAGCCTATGCTATGCTCTTTAATGATCCCGTCAGCATAATCGCGGTAGGCATCTTCGCCGTCTGTCGATCGGCCAAGTTTTCCCACTGCAAAAAGTCCATTACTGTCCTCAGCAATCTCGGTAAAAATTCCGATTTGTTTGGTCCACTCGTGATGTCTCAGGAATGCGATCTTGCGGTTGCTCGATGACATGGGTCCGCGTTCTTTTATTGACTTTGTAAAGGCTCCCGGTCGGATCAGATCCCCATCGCTATCGATGGTGTCAAATTTTGAAAGATAGACCGCCACCTGACGGTTTTCACTGTCAAGATCCTTGATCTCGTAGGCGCCTTTTGTGCTATATAGTTTCGTGCTTTTCATGTTATTCCTGATTGTTTAGATCTGTAAGAATTCGAATTTCTTCCTCAGATAATTGGACCCCCATCGCTTGAATTTTTTCGAGCGTTTCGGCCTTGGTTTTTTGTACGTTCGCCTTGCTTTCTTCATCCACTTGCAAGACCGGCAAATGTGAGAAATCGGCCTTGAGATAGTATTGCGAATCTAGACCCCACTGCTTTAGCATGCTGTCGTACATGCTTTGCGTTTCGGGTATGATCGTGTCAGTGTAAACCATCCGAATTGAGTCGCGCACGTTTGAAAATGTGGCGCCCCTTTCGGTGCTGAATAAATTCAAAGAAAGACCATACGCGTCGATCAATGCGATCTTGTCCGCGGTCAGTTCCTCGAATAGCATCAGGTCCTTGGTGGGGAATGTCATCGGCTTCCAGTCTACGTTGCTTTCGGTTATGATTAGTTCATCTTTCGAACGCTTGAACCAGTCGCGCTGGACCTGTTTTTTTTCTTCTGGTGTCATCGGTATTGCTCCGCCCATGTCATTCTGCGAAGTGCTCAGGATCCCGATGGATCCGATGTTCTCTAGGAGCACGTTCCGCTTCCTGTATTGTGCTTTTAAATTTGACAGGGGGTACCTTAGGGAATCGATCCGGCTGATCGGCTTGATCAGGTTCATCCCGTCGTCAGTTGTCAGGTATAGCATGTTTTCCCACTCGATGTTTTCAGTGCTGTCGTCGTCGTATGAAAATGTGAATTTTTGTACCAGATCATCGGTGTCCATCGCGTTTAATTTTTTACCGCTTAGATGGATCTCGATCTTGTTGGCCGGCAACGGAACGATCAGGTTCCTGACGTCGAAGGATCGCTTGGGACAGTACGCGAACGCGTTCGAATATAGCGCGTCCTGAACACTCAGCGAGTAGATCACATCGGACCAAGATTGCATAGCGTTCGGATTGTTGAACAGATCCACCAACCAGTGGCTTTCGATCTTGTCGCCATTCATGTCGTATAGGCACGGCTTATTGCTAGCCATCATGCTCGCACGTTTATCGATCACGGCCCTAAGTTCCGGGATCTCTACGAATAACTTCCACGCGTTATTGGTATCGATCCATACGGCTTCTTTTACGCCCCAAATCTGGTTGGCTGATCCTGTAAAGCCCAACCGTTCGCTGACCTCGTTAATCGCTCGGTTCATGGAGTTCCCTGATTGTCCGAGTAAATTGGTTAAAAATTGGTAATTCATTTGGTTTCGAATTCTTGTAAAGTTAATAAATTAATTTCTAGTCGAGCCATTTGGTTAGATTTTAATCACTCGAGGACTTTCCTGAACATGCTCTGCGCAAAGATCGAAAGGCCGGCCAGACAGTCAGGAGCGTCGTCGTTTTTATTCTTGCCGTCCTTGGAATAAGATAGCACCCCTTGCGTGAATAGTTGAGCATCGCGGTCGTCACGTTTGACGTACTGCATGAAGTTCATCAGCCACGCCGATTGCATCAGGATCCGCGTCTCCTTGTTGGTCGTGTTGTGGACCTGTAAAATCTTGGTGGATCCCACCAGTTTTTGCAAGTGACGGGCAAACATCGCGCCCATGCTGTTGGACTCAACTCGACAATAGGAAACGCGCCATTTGTTAAGCATCCCAGCGCACAGGGGAAGCGTCCGGTCAGTGTTCTCCCTTGAATAGATCGTGTCCACTAGATAGCATTTAGATCCCACCAGAACCAGTACGGCCATGGCGGTATAGTCAGCGCCCTGATCGGCTACGTCGATGTACGCAATGGCGCCATCTATTCCGTGTTGATCCCGGACCCGATCGAAGTCGTCGGGCTCCATAAATTTGAGATCTGAAAACAGTCGGCCACCGATGTCCACGGGTTGTTGCATGTACTCGGCCGACCAGATTTCTGGGGCCGTTCTTTTTTGCTTCTCCTGATACTCTGTGGTGGTCATTACGGTCTCGCAAAAGGATCCCCCTGATTCATTCAGGGCCGGCACGATGATCGACTTCTGGTAGCCATCTTGGTCCATGTTGATCCCGATCACATCCTGAACCGACCAGCGCGTTCCGATGTCGATCCGAGCGCATCCAGTTTCGAACCGACTGTCGTGAGTCGATTGCTTCCATGTCAGGATCTTATTGTTCACGGTGTCGCTCATGGCGTCCTCAATACCTCGGTAGAGGTCGTCGGTTATTCCTAGTTTTGTCGCACCGAACCCGATGATCGTGCCCCCAACTCCGGAACCAAAATAGCCCACCTGTTTTGATTGTTTCAGGTTCCAGCCCTGTAGGTTTTTTTTGTCATCGCTAAGACTAACATCAGGGAAAACGTCCCGGAATGTTTCGGCCTTGATCATGGCCCTGACATCGTAGGCGAACTTTAGGTAGAGCGTCGCGGTGCATGTGTTCCGCATGACCGAGTGGGCTGGATTGCGTCCCAAGGTCCACGCGCAGAATAGGCTGGTAATATATGACTTCCCAGCCCTTGGGGGCATGCTCACGGACAGGCTCGAAAGGGTTCCGGCTTCGACCATCTGGAAAGCCTTGGCCACTTGTTTCAGGAACGTCCGCGCCTGAAAAAAGTCGGGGTCATACAGGAGACAAAATTCCCAAAAGTCTAGCCGTGCAAGTTCTAGGATCAGTTGGGTCCTGAGGTCATTCGGATCGATGTGATCCGGTTCTATTTGTCCGCTTTCCATCCGTCAATGATCTGGTTGATCGCGTCGCCTATGGGCTGGTCTTTTAATGTTCTCCTGAACTTGCGGTCATTGATATAATGCTGGACCGTGTGAAGTCCCACGCTCAGCAATTTCATCTCCTCAATGGTCAATTTTTTGTACCCTCTACGCTTCAAGATCTTGGCTATCAGTTTTCTCATTTGTCCGCTATTTGGTTTGTTTGATCCGCATCAGGTTCGTCCTGATCCCGGCCCAGTATTTTCTTAATCTGATCAGCGTCAAGATGGCCGAGGTCGATCCGTCTGGTTTGAGTTTCTTCTACCTGTTGAAGTGGCGAACCGTAGGCGCTATCCTCTAGCGCTTTGTATGCGCTGGTGTCGCCATCCCTTGCCTTTTTGATCTGGGCCAATGTCATCAGGTCCTCTTGGCTCAGGCTTTCCATCTCGCCGGTCAACGGGTTCTTGAGATTCTGTTCGATCCCTAGCCAATGTTTCGCGATCGTGCTCCGGTTCCGGGATCCTTTGGGTCGCCCCTTTGGGTTACCGCTTTGTCCTTTGCCCCATGCTGGTCTTAAATTTTCGTTTTTATCTGTCATCTGTTCGGTGTTTATTCGGTGTATTAATCGACTGCGATCCCGTTCACTTTTACAGGGATCCCCGGGTACAGTTTCCGCATCCGGTCTATGGTCACTTGGACGTATATCGGTTCGAGTTCCATCCCGAAGCATCTGCGGTCGTTAAAGTGCGCCGAAGCCATTGTGGACCCTGATCCTAGAAAGAAGTCCGCTACGAGCCCCTGAGGGGGGCACGATGACCTTATGACTCGTTCACATAGATCCAAGGGCTTAGGGGTCGCGTGTCCGCCTGTGGTGTCTTTCTCTGTCGTGTGTACGCGTCCGAAGTGCCAGACGTTATTCATGTTGTCGTGCAAGTTGTCAAAGTAAGCCCGTCCCTTTCTAAATTCTTCTAGGTATTTATTGCTTTCCTGTTTGAGTTCTTTGAATGGTTTCAGGAACGCTTTCCCCTCGCTTGCGTCTCTTAATCTTTGGTAGTAAGTTTCGGTCGGTACTTGAAATTGTGATTTTGTAAAGTAATGGGATCCGGTCGTTGTTCCTGTGATGTCTATGACTTCTTGGGTGGTCCATTTCATTCGCTCCTTTTCCCCTCGTAAGTATTCCAAGATCGGAAGCCATTCATCAGGGAACTGGTCCTTGTTCTGTACCATGTCTTGGAGCCCTTTCATCACAAAAATACATTTTTCGTCAGCCGGTGCGAACATCCTAAAACTTTCGAGCATCTGACCTTGGCCGTGTGCTTTGTCCCATGTGATCAGGTTGCGCCATGACATCTCCCCGGCTCTTATGTATGGCCTAAGGATCTCACGATATAGATCCATTAGGGGCTCATCCATTCCCCAGCAATAAAATGATGCGTTATCTTTCAGGTATGACAGTTGCAAAGGGATCCACTCGCGATTGAATTCCAACAGATCGTCAAAATTGAGGTTGTCGTTTAGAACTCCGTCGGCTTGTTTTTTCATTCCATAGGGTGGGTCATTGTGTGCGACATCAGCACGCTCGCCGTTCATCAGTTTCTTGACGTCCTCGGGGTTCGTACTATCTCCGCATAGGATCCGATGGGTTCCGATCTCTACCAGATCTCCTAGCACGATGTCCGTCTTGATATGTTCCGGGATCTCTAAGTTGTCGTCCTCGATTTCCTTGGGCGGTTCTGTCGCTCCAAGATCCACCGGTAGATCCAGACCCCAGTCCTCCAGTTTCTCGACCGGCCATTCGTTGGCCAAGGTGTCCCAGTCCCATTCTCCGAATCCAGCGTTGTCCTTTATTATAAATTCCTTTTTTTGGTCCTCAGTAAGATCGGCCGCCTTTACTATGTGGACTTCTTTCAGTTTCGCTTCTTTGCATGCTCGGTACCTCATATTACCACCAAGAATGACAAGATCCTCATCCACTACGATCGGACGGATCTCTAACATTTGGGGGAAACTTTTGACGGACTCAACCAGTCTTTTGAATTTTTGGTCCTTGATCGTTCTAGGGTTTTCTGGGTTCGGTTTGATCTTTGAGATCTTGACTTTTTCTATTTTCATTTTTGGAAAGTTTTCAACATTTGGTAAAAATACGAATTTTCTAAAACTGATTTTTTTGGTGCATCGGCTCGTGGATCTTTATCAGTTTTTCTAGGTAACTATCGGCAACGATGAAGTCAGAATTTACCGGATAAAACGCGTCCGATTCTTTTAAACTTTCGAGCGTGTGGGGTTGCCTTTCAAGTTCCATTACGAGCATGTCCCAGCGCATCAGATCAGCCGGCTCCCATAGGCCGTAATCTATGGCTATATCAAGTGTAACGCGTTTCCATCCCATTTTATTCTTGTGATTTTTATGGCTCTGTAGCCCTTGTGGTTACTGGATTTTTTCATAACTAAGTTTTCTAATGGTATCGTATCAGAAAAGGGTCTAAGTCGCTTAAAACGCTTTAAAATATGTTTTAAACGCAAACCCGGTTTTTTATTCATTTTCCGGTTTTTGGTGCATTTTTCGGACCATTCTCAAGGTCTTTATCTGGTCAGAAATAGAACCGCCATAACCAAAACCGAGACGCTCCGGGGGGCATGTTTTTTGCATGTGTTCTAAGATTTCAGCGTTCGCATCTTGGGCCGTCATTCCGCGCTTCTCTACTAGAAATTTGTGAAGCGATCGCCACGTTCTGGATAGCAATTCTTGGTTGGTCATTTGTTCGATTTTTTTGTGATCCAGTCGCGACATGCTTCATGTGATCCGTAAAAAACTTCACGACTTTTTTCGTTTAAAACTCGATAGCCGTCCTCGATCCCGTCCCGTGTTTTTATCTTGATCCCCATCTCCTGAATGATATATTCAGCGCCGGCCATTTTTTCAAGGTGGCGAAATTCTCGGGATCTACGGGTTTTCCATTCGCTCATTTACCAAGTTTCAATATCGTAAATAATCATAGGGGTCTTAGGTCCACAACTTGCGCCTTGAATGTTATGCGCAAAAAATTCGAACGCGTCGGATCTTGTAAAGTTGTCCTCATGAATTGAGTGCACCCGATGGATCTGGTCCACGATTTTTTGCATCGAGTACACCAGCCGATCACTGTCCTCATGGTAGCCGATAACACAATAATCGTATCCGTCTAATTTGAGTAGATCGCTATCCGTGAAAGTCGCAACAATTTCTTCGAATATCATAACAAGATAATCAGGAGCGAAGTGATCAGGGCGACGAACGTGATCCGGATCATGGAATAAGCCATGCGTTGGTGGTCCTTGGCCCAGTCTTGGACCTTATCGATTTTGATCCATGGAAAACAGGCCAGAAATATCCGGTCGGCCAAAAATATCGCCAACAGGATCGGCGTCAAAAATACGCCCAAGGCGTTCACTAAAATTTCTTTTATTTTCATTTGTCAAGTTTTAAAACCGGGGCACTGTTTAAGGCTTCGTTATGGTCTCAGGGGCCCCGGTTGTGATCTTATCAATCAAATATAGGAATAATTCAGCAATCAACTTGTTCGAACCACATGGAGCATATGCGCGAACCATATCGGATCGACTTGATCCGGATCCCATTCCATTCCATAAACTCGCGGAACCGATCGACGTCCTTGCGTAGGGTGTTTTTGTACCACAGGATCCCGGCACGCGTGCACGCATAATCGGCCGAGAATGTAAACATGCGAGCATTGAAGCCGAAGCGCTTCAAAAGGATCCGCATGGATCTCTCAGACGGGAACCCGTTCACATATTCGATTTTCATAATGTGATAAAGTTAAACAAAAAAAAAGCACCCCGGGGGGTGCTCATGTCTGGTGGGATCCTCAGGCTCTCCAAGTTGATCGGCTGAGTGCTTCGCCAATTTTCTCGAGCGTCGCCGTGTGCATCCCCTTGCTGGGATCCTTGGAATTCATATAGACCCACATTTGGGACTGATGCAATCCAGCACGACGGCAGAACTCTGTCAGCGTCTCGTTGTTTGCTTTGAGGTGCTTCCGGATCATTCTCCGGATCTTGTTATTTACGTCTTTAAGATCTTGCGGTTTCATGGCTCAAAATTAAAACGGTAGGTCATCGCCTTGGTCCGGTGTCATGTCTCTAACGGCTTCTTCCTGAAAGTTTTCAACAATTCCATCAGGGGACTCATTTTGTCTGTCGCCTTGTGATATTCTCCAGACGTCAAGACTGACGAAATATTTCGGCTGGCCCTCTTTATTGACCCACTCGCGTCCTTTCACGTTTACTTCTACCGTGACCCTTTCGCCACTTGCAAACGGATCAGCAAGATCGCACCGGTCTTGTGTAAGTTCGCACCCGTAAACATTCGACTGCCACGGCTTGTCAGGATCCGCGTCCGTTTTTATTACTATTTCACGTTTTTTGAATTTTTGCGTGATCTCTTTAGTTTCTCCGATCGAAACGATCGTACCCGTAATTGTTGTATTCATTTTTTTGGTTTTTGTTTGGTTTTTAAATTGTATTAAAAATGCCGGCGTAAATTTTCCGGGCTTCTATTACTCTATCACTTATTTCGTCGATCGCTTCGGGATCGTATTGGACTTCAAAGATCCGAATTTTTTGGCTATCCGGGATCTGTTTGAATGTCATTTGTTTGGTCGCCTGTTCTCTTATTTCGTCCTCAATGAGATCCATGGACCGGTCGGCGTTCTCAGGGTATACCATCGCTTTATATGTGCGACGCTGAACCTCGTCGTTGATCATGTGGCTCGGGGTATCTGTCAGGCAATAAGCCAAGACCGACTTATGGACTCCACTCAAAAACATATAGGCCTGCATCTGGTACCAGTATGTGGCGTTGTGCTTTTTGAGATCTGACAGGTCCACCATCCAAGGGAAAGTGCCGGCGTCGTATGAGCACTTAACATCGGCCAAAAATTGACCGCGTTCGTCGTCTACCAGAAGATCAGGTTCCCCCGTCAGGTAGTCGTTGAATAATCGATTTTTTTGAAGCGCATCAGGATCAAGATCCCACCCCATTTTTTTGACTAACATCCTGAGGGCTTTCGGTTCGTTTATGATCCCTTTATCCAGATACTTGGACTGTAGCGATTTTTCGACCCCGTATTTATTGAATAAGACCGCGTCCAATATGCTCTGGTGTGCGGTTTTTCCCCACTCATTTTTGCCCCGTCCTTTTGACATTAGCGCCCCTAACTGAGACGCTCGGACGTACCACGTTTCAGGCTTATCCATTTTCGCCCCCTTTCACTTCTATCGTTTTTTGTTGCTCCGGGGTAAGCGCATATTGCTCAGTGATCCACTCCATGTCGATCGTGCTCCCATTGTGCTCTTGTCCGAAACTTTTCAACAGTTGCTTAAAACCCGAAGCGTTCAAAAGTTTTTTAGGTTTCGCCGGTGCTTTTTTGGTTTGCTCCGGGTTGGTTTGTTGTCCCTGAGCATCATGATCGGCGTCCGTGATTAGTCCCAAAATTGACGCCAGCAAGTAGCGCCGGTTGTATGTTATTTGGCTACCCATGATTTGGAAAACATTCTGCCCCTTAAGGCTCACGTCGTGCCTGAGATCTACCCACGATTCGATCGTTGTCCCTGATGCCGGGTGCACTATGATCGTGTGAAGTTCTGAACCCTTTATTGGTTGCGTATATGTGAGCCCGTGCTTGTGCAATATCGGGTTGATCACTTTGACGATCCTAGCCAGATCTGCGAACTTGTATCCGTACCCCTGTTCGCCTTTAAAAATGACAGGGCAGTCCTGTTGGAATTCAGATAGGGCCGTGAAAACGTCGGCCACTTTTTTCGATGCCCTTGCTGGGGCTTTTTTTGTTTTTGGTTTCTCCATTTATTTCAGTTTATAGATTTTAAATTTTAGATTGAAAAGCGTACCCGTGAAAATTGTGCACCATCTCCGGCGCTTTGTTTTTTTGTGGATATATCCGGAACCCACTCGGATCGCTTCGGGGTTTTCCTGTTCAAACAGATCCCGAGATTTTCCATAGTAGAGATCCTCAGGTTTTGCCTTTTTTCCTGTTCTGTTTTCTTTGGCCTGTCGTCTCATTTTATTGACCATCTGGTAGGTGGGTTCGTCGCCTATCCAGTTTCGTCCTGTGGACCACGATCCCTCAATTATTCCGAGATCGATCAAGGCCGGTACAAGATCAAAGGGGCAACGGTTGTCGCTGGCCACTTTACTCACGGAAACGAATGGATCCTTTCGGATCTGATCCCTGAGGTTTACGAGGTACACCAAGTACTTCTGCTGGAGCCCTTTCCGGGCGGTTCTGATTTGTGTCATATGTTTGTTATTTATTTGGTTACAATTTATTTTTTTTTATAAGATCCCTAGTCCTTTTTTTGAACTGGTCCGCGATCTGATCAAGTTGGTCGCGTGTGAATTTTCTGGTGGTCTTGGCCATGCTATCCAGACGGATCAGTTCCGAGATCCCCCACCGGTCTTTTATGCTTTCCCTGTATGGGATAAGGTTCCCGTGTAGGTCACGATTACACCGCACGCACTGGCCGTTTATGTTCACGGGATCGAAGCGGATCGAGAAACATGACCCGGCCGGATAGTAGTGACCGGCGTCAAATTTTCCCACCAAGATCTTGGCGCATGTTATGCACTGTTTTCCCTGATCCCTTTCCCTGATGAAACGGTTGACGATTACTTGGGTTTTTTTCATTTTCGTCTGAACGGTCTCAAGCGCTTTTTTTCGTTGTTTGAGGTCCGCGCGTTGTTTTTTGGCTTCCATACGTTTGATCTTAGCGAGTTTCTCCATGGCTTCTATCGTCTTACACTCCGGAACCCAACAAAATCGCTCTAAGGTGCTAAAACGGGGCTCAAATCGATTATTACAGTTTTTGCATCGTTTCATTTTATAGATTTAGGTCGTTAAACATGCGATCCTTGACGTTTTTCAACTCATTAAAGTCGGCCAGCAATTTCAGGTGCTCGATCTCGATCGTGCTCAGTCGTTTGGATTGTATCGAAAGTTCTCCGGTCACGATGTCCCAAGCCTGTCGGATCTCTACCAGATCATTCAGGGACTCGGTCATGGATCCGATCAGGTCGGTCCGTTCCGGGTGTCTGTGTTTGATGTCGTCAAGACTGGCCCGGATCTTTAAAATCTGGTGCGATATGCTGGTGCTGATCTTGTAAATAAAAAAATTATTTTGCATGTTTTAGAATAGTTTAGGGTCGTTTTTTTTGGATAGATCTGGCCGGAATTCTCTCAGGGGATCCACCCCGTTAATTTTAAAACCCAAGCCATGATTCCAATCACATAGAACCGGCTCATTCAATGGCGTAATTTGCCCCCCGGTTTCTTTGTCTTTTATTTTTTCGATTAGGATCATAGTGAAATATTTCATGGTCTTGTGTCCGGGCATCCTGTGGACGGTGTACATGTCATCCGTGCGATTCAAAAATGATTTTCCGCCCTCAATGTGGGAACGTAGCGGTGGCTTCAAATGGCCAGCAAAATCGCCGTCCTGAAAGATCATAGAACTCCGACCGCTTTCCGTGTTTGGGTGGGTGCTTAAATAGACGGTCTTGCCTGTTTGGTTTACGAATTGACGGGCCTCATTTAAAAACCGGTAATTGGCTTCGTAGGTCATGTCTCGGTCGAGTCCTGTGAATGGATCGATCTGACAGATCTCGGCATCAGATCCGGCAAAAATGTCTAGAAGATCCTCGGGCTTGTATAGCCTCTTGTTGTTTACAAAAGTGAAATAATTTTCTAGCCAAAAATACAGGCGACGGATCTGCTGGTGGCTCAGGTCTCGGTACGGGATCCCGGCCAGCATCTGGATCAGGTCGCGCATGATCTGGCCCTTTTGATTTTCTCCGGACCAGATACAAACCCGGAGTTTATAACGGACCACAAGGCAAAGATAATACCATACGGTCCACGCCGTTTTCCCGGTGTTGTCATGGCCTAAACAGATACAAAGTTGGCGACGTTTAAAGACCATAAAACGGTCCAGATCTGTCCCGATCCCCAGCCCCTGTTTTATTTTTCCATCCTTGTAGTCTATCAGGTAATTAATGGCGGAACCGTGTGGTTCTATCGTCTCATCGTGCTGGCTCATTTATTTGCTTGGTTTTTTATGTAATTAGTTAGACCCTGATCGCTTTCCTTGTTTTGTTCTTTGTCGAACTTGATCTGATTCCGGGCCCATGTGACTAGGCGCCGATCAATCGCGAACGCTTTCTGTTTTTCGTATCGCATCTTTCCGTCAGGTGTCGGTTCGGTCCAATATGCAAAAAAGTCATTCAATAGATCCCGGCCATATTTTTCACGGTGGGGCTCTATTCCCTCTTTGAATATTTTCTTCTTATCATTCTTATTCATTGTTGTTTGTGTCCGCTTGCGTTTCGCTTGCGTTTCGCTTGCGTTTCTCTGTCCTTGGTAAGTGTCATAGTTACAGACGATTATCCGTGTCGTTTTGCGTTCGTCAGTGATCCGGATCATTCCATCCTTTTCGAGTAGTTTCAAAAATCTCCGGGCCTTGGATCTGGAGCATCGCCACCGGGTCGATAAATTGAGTAGGGATCTTAGAGTTTCGCCCTGTTTGCATGTGAAAATTGTGCCCCCTATTTCGACCTTTTGGTCGGCGTGATTTGCGAGCAAAAGAATATCGCACCAGTTTCGAAACTTCCAAGGGTCCTGATAGATCCAGTGGTCCACTATGGCCCTTTCGATTTTGATCCATCCGGCGCTCATGCTTTCGATTTATAGACCCAGCAAACTTGGCCGTTTATGACCCTTTCAGTGTATTGGTGGTTCTGGCTATACTCGACCCGGAAATCTGTGATCGTTTTCTTATCGCTCATGGATCTCCGATCGGTTCCAATCAGGATATCGTTGTGGACCTTTGTGAATAGATCAGCAAGATCAGCGACGTCCCTGAACAAGATATTCAGGCTTAAGCGTTTCATGGGTTTCTCAGGGATCGCGCTCCTGTTTTTCTTTGGTATTCTCACTTTCATAATTCTGGGTTCTTATGGGTATAAAATTTCGTGTGATCTTGTTGGATCTTAAAGACCTTACGAAGCATCAGGGGGCCCGGCTTTCCGTAAACGTCCAAGTAGCGGTGCTCACTGATCGCGATCCCGTTCACTTCGAGGGTGTAAACGTGGTGCATGCCTTGGCGTTTTTTTACCAGATCCACGGTCGCGATCAAGTCCGTCCCTGATGTCGTGGTTATGCTGAAATCGATCGCCGTCGTGTCGTTGTTTTTTTGGGTTGTGATTTTCGGGTTGTTCATTAGTTGAGGTGTTGGTTTTGAATTCGTTTTTTTATGATCTCATAAAACTCGCGACGGCACTCGCATATTGCTCGCCATCGTGTGCTTTGCATCTCAATCGCTTCGCGAAGTTCTCCGGGATCTGTGTGCATGTTCATCCGTTGCATGCGGTAGAGGTCCTCTAAACGGCTCCACGCGTTTTCTTTTAACTCCATCAGGAACGTCTCGTACTTTACTTCGGTTGCCGTCATCCTATTCCTTATTTCGTCTTGGTCTTTTATTCTCATTTTCTGGTTGTGTTAATCTGTTCGTTGATCGCTTGCAAATATTTCAGGTATTGGTCCGCGTTAAAGGTTGCCCGGATCTCGTTACGATCTTTATGGATCCGTTCCCATGCGGTTTTTTTTACTCTTAGCCCTTTAGGCCATAAAATCAGGTGGCTCATATTATTGGTTTTCATTGTTAAAAAATTCGTGGTCTTTTTGATCTATCAGGTCTTGCAATTTATAGGACAGCAAAGCCGTCAAAATTGGTAGACTGTACCCGGTGTTTATGTTATGCACTTGGATCCTGTCCGCGTCGATATGCGCGTCGATATATGTCCGAGTCTCGTAGTGGTGCTGGTCGTTTAGTCCTGAGAACGCAACGGGCTCCTGTTCGCGTCTGGTGCGGAACTCGATCTGAGCCCAGCCGTCCCACGTCCAGTGGTCTGGCTCAATCAGGTCCATTTGTTCGTGCTGGATCGTGAAAGTGATCCGATCACTGTCGGCGTCATATTCTTGGATCTCGATAGTAAAAGGATCTACCACGCTTTGCATTTTTCTCAAAGCGGTCTCAGTGTATGGGTTGTTTATCATGGTTCTGGTTTTTATATTTCGAATTCGCTAACGATGTCCCCGGTGGCTTTCACTACGGGGTTGTAGTCTGAGTCTCTAAAATAGTCCGTGGGATCCTGATGGTCCTCATGGTAAGCGTAAAGGCTATAACCGTCCGGAAAGTCCGCGTATGGGTCTATGATCGCGTGGTAGTCCTTTGTGATCTCTATGATCACATGACAAGGACCATCCTCTCCCCTGTGAATGTTCTCGAACACTCTGACTTTCTGGTATCGACTGTTTCGGACTGTTGTCAGTTGCGTCGGTCCGGCCCATCTCATCCAGTGAACGAACTCATTATTGTCTAGGATCATTCCCGGCGTCGGAATAATACAAAGGAGCCGGATCGGATGTCCACCACGACGATCCTCGTCGCGCTCTAGTGGCGCAAGCGAGCATAAACCGCCCGGCTCCTGTATTATTAGAAATTTTTCTGCTTTGCTATGGTCGTCAAACATCCCCCGGGTGTTGATCGCTATGATCTGTCCCCTGTGATCGATCTCAGTCGATTGGATGGTTCTGGTCAATTCGTGGGATCCATGGAAAGTGATGCGGATCGCCGTGCCTTGTTTCATGTTTTTGCTGATTGTTTTCATGGTGTTTTATTTTTGG